TTCTTCACTCATTGGAGTTTCTTTTACATCAGGATTCATAATGTGTTCTGGAATAGTTTCTTTTCGTACAGTACCTTTATTGAAGTTATTTCTAGGGGCTGACTTCTTAGCTTGTTTTTCTGACTTCCGTTTCTTTTCAGCATCAAAGTCTTCACCAACTTTAAAACCTCTATTTTTCCAGTCTTTCAAAATAGTTCTTAAGTAAGCCATATTTCTTTTGTCTGTTCCTAAATCATTAGCAACTTTAATTGCTTTGATAATAATCGAATCGTTATCATCAAATTAGCAATCCATTCTCCTAGTTCTTTTATATGGTCTTGGGTTATATCGCCAAATCCATTTTCTTCCAAGTAGTTATGAAATTTGGTTGATTATCTGAAGCCGTTGTTGTTGTTTTATAGAACTGTTATTAATAGAACTGTATTAGTTAAAACTGTTATTATTAGTGACTTCATTTTCCAAGCATGGGTTATCCAACGTTGGTTTATCCATGCATGGGTTTTGATGTGTTGGTTCGTCCATCACGTCATTTGAAGGGATGGTTGATAATTAATAACGCTGTTTATTGTGTATACATTACTGCCCCAAGAGCCTTTACTAGTGCGTTCTCTATTCACTTCAATGTATCCTTTTTCTACTAAAACTTTCTTGTGTTTATGGAATCTGTTCTCGCTAATATCTAAATCTGAACAAATTAGACTAACACTTGGAAATGCTGAATTTCCGCTACCTGCATAAGGACTTATATAAGCGTATATAGCTTTGGCTTCAATTGTTAAGTCGCTATCCTTCATAACAAGTTTTGGGATGATCCCGTACCCTTTTGATAGAACTCCTTCAATTTTTATTTTGTCTCCCATTTCAATACACCGTCTCTTTCATTTTTTGACCATTAATGATAAAATGTTTGTAATGTTATTAAATAAATCTTTTTATCTCGCTAGCAAATATGCCAATTTGTTAGGCTTTTTTTTATAGTTAAAAATATCCAAGCTAGTAATAGTGTTATAAAACTTATTACGAATGCTCCAACAACAATCCATACCAAAATGCATAACCAGGTCCTACTTTTCTTGTACCGAAGAAATACATATTTGAAACTAAGATTAATTTTTTTACTGTTTCTAACGACATATAAAATTCCTCCTAATTCTTTCCTGCTAACCATTTATCTAATTCATAACGGTTAAAACGGTAAATACGGCCTACATTAACACCTGGTATCTCTTTGTTGTCTAACATATCTTTGATAGTAGGCTCGCTTACTCCAATGTATTTGGAAGCTTCCTTCATAGTCATTGCTGGGCTTTCCGCATCATACTGTTTGATAATTTCTATTTGCATTTCTTGCATTAATTCTCGTAATTGGGATTTATTCGTTACAATTAAGTCGTCCGATAATTGAAGTTGGATTGACATTATTCAGCCCTCCTTTTTCTATTCCAATTGTTATTTATTAGTGAGATAATATCCTTATCAGCAAGTGGCCTGCTGAAATAATTGATAAGGAGGTGATAAAATTTGGCGAATATGAATATCGGAACATTCAACTACGATGGTCAAGATGCAACTTTAATCAAAAGGAAAAACGATTAAAAATAATGGTAATACCGTCATTAGAGCTACTTTTGATAACGGAGTTATTTTTGTTTACACAACAACTCCTAATGGTTTTGAGAATATGGACACTAATTTTGATTTAGTAATGCAGCCTAGCGGTTATTACAAATCTGATCTTTCAAGTCCTAAGAGAGATTTCCACGATTACTATTAATTAAATTCATTTTTTTACCGGATAGAGTTCCTCTGTCAATTTTATTCGGTATATTTCTAACGACCTTCACGGCTACTCCAATAGCTGTGAGGGTAATTACTGTTTTAAATAATTTATTCATCAATATTCCTCCTCGTTCTTCGGAAATACTTCTATATCTTCTAAAGCATGTACCAACATTCTGGTAGCAATTGAAGGTTCCCAATCATCAATTAAGTCCATTACTTTATCAAAGTGCTTTTCTCTTAATTGGGATCTAGTTCTTACTCCTGAAACCTCAGCTACTGCTTTATTAATATCCTTGTATAACAAAGCGATTTGTTTTTTATTCATGGACCATTGTCTTTCTTTACCAATCTGTCTAACTTTTTGAGAAATACATTTACCAATGTAGCTATACTTACCTGGATCAATTGATACGTTCTCTTCTAGATTGACGACTCTAGTTTTCACCTCATCAACTTCTTCTTTAGTTTGTTTAGACGCTTCGAACATTAAGCTCAATGCATCCCAGGGATCACTTTTAACTTGATAGCCACCAGTCTTTCTAATAGCAGGTATTACATCATGCGTAATCCAACGTTTAAAAACTTTCACTTCTGGTTTTCGGCTAGATAATACTAAGTTATATAAACCAAATTCATTAACGATGGAATAATTTCTAATTTGGCTGCCGTCGGTTAAACCGACAGTAGCTTTTTCATCATCATCTAGTCTGCTAACAGCGTCACGGTTATTTGAAATTTCTAAAATATCGCAAACATCCTTTGCAACAAACCAAGGTTCATCATCAATAAATTGAGTTCTGACTTCACTAGATTCGAAATTAAAAACTTGTAATTCAGTCATGACTTTTTCCTCCTCACTTTCAATCTAAGGTGTTAAATCTTTTGCTCTTTCAAAAACAGTAGATTTATTTTTATTTTCAAATACGAAAATATCGTATTTGTTTCCTAAAAAAATATCATCATATTTAATATCAAATGTGTACATATATTTTTTTAATAGAGAATCAGAAATCTTAGAAGAATCTTTTTCATGATTATATATAGTACTAGACGATACTTCAAAGGCTTCTGCTAGCTTACTTTGAGAAATACCATATTGTTCTCGCAGTTCCTTTAAAGTTTTTTGTTTTTTCATTTTGGTACCTCCTCTCTATATAAAACATTTTAATACGAAAATAACGTATAGTCAACAATTATATACGAAATTGTCGTAATATTTTAATCAAAACCATTTACATTACGAAAAATACATACTATAATCTATATATACCTAACAGGTAACGGTTTTATAGGAGGATAATAATGAACAATCAAAAAAAAATTATTGCTAGTAACATAAAAAGACTTATAAACGAAAATGATATATCTCAAAAAGAACTATCTGAACAAATAGGAATTAGTCCGTCTACAATGAGTGATTATATTAATTTAAGATCAAAACCATCACATGCAGTTTTACAAAAAATTGCTGACTATTTTGGTGTAGGTAAAAGCGATATTGATACCACTTATAAAGATATCGAATTTATAAGCACTTTAAACAAAATTCCATCAAGAACATATAAGCTGTTTAATGGCTCTATTGCGGCAGGTTTACCAAGTACAATAGAAGCTGTATTTGAAGATGACTTAAAAGATATAGAATTACCAGACGTAATTATGAATGGGTACGCAGGTCATAGCGATATATTGATTATGAAAGTAAATGGGGATTCTATGAATAATGTTATTCCACATGATTCAATGATAGGTGTCAAAAAATGGGAAGTTAATAACCTAAAGAAGAACGATATAGTAGTTTTTTCAGATAATGGCGAATTTTCTATGAAAAGATATCTTAATGACGAGAAAAACAAACGAATTATATTTAGACCTGATTCTTCTGATGATAGCTTTTCAGATGTTGTGATAAGTTACGAAAGTGCAGATAATTTAAATATATTAGGAAAAGTTATAGTTTCAATTATTAATTACGATTAAAATATAGGGGTGAAAAGATGAATTTCAAAGATTTTGTAGAATATATGGATTCTAATTTTGCTGGTAAAAACATATTTTATCAAAAAGCGATGGAAGATCAACTAGCAAGAAATGCTAGACGTCCACAAAAAAAGCGGTGGAATGAAAATAAAATTGACAGAGCTATAGATAAAATTTGGGTTGAATTAATGAGAAATGTTTACGATAAATTCAAAACTGTTATTAATTCGAAGTCAGCTGATCCATATCAATCTTGGATTAATTATATAGAAAAGAACGAGGCTTTAGAAAGTTTAGATGAAATGATAGTGGATTTAGAGTTTGAATAAAAATAGCAAATAAATATAGCGTTATCAATATAAATAGATATAATTAAGTTATCCCTGAAGGTTGCCAACCATCAGGGATAATAAAAATACATATACATTGGAGGAATTAAAATGGCGAAAAGAAAATTATTTGACGAACATGGTAACGAAGTTAAAGGAAGAATTAAGAAGCCTTTTTACAAGAAAGTTTGGTTTTGGGTTGTAGCTGTTATATTAATCGCTATTATAGGTGGTAGTCTAGGTGGAGAAGAAACTGTAAGTGATACTACAGAAACCAAAGACGCGACTGAAACAAAAGATTCAACACCAGCAAAAGAAGAATCAACATTTAAAGTTGGTGATTTAGTGACTGTAGGAGATATGGAATATACTGTCAACGGAATGGAAGTTAGCAAATCAGTTGGTCCAAGCATCATGCCCACAGAAGCTAAAGGAACTTTCTTGATTGTGGATGTAACAGTTAAAAATAACGGAAACGAAGCAAAAATGGTTGATAGTTCTTTTTTCAAATTGAAAGAAGGAGATAAAAGTTTTGAAGCAGATGCTACTGGTTCTATGTCAGCGAACCAAGGTGAAGATGGTCAAATTACAAATTCTTTCTTCTTAGAAAACTTGAATCCCGATATTGAAATGCAAGGTAAAATAGCGTTTGACATCTCTGAAGAACAAGCAAACTCTACAAAAACTCAGTTAGAAGTATCTACAGGAGCTTTTGGAACAGAAACAGAAACAATCAATTTACATTAATATACACAAAAAAAGAACACTCCCCCACCGACTAAAATTGAGGAGTGTTCAACCTAATATTCTGCAAAATGCCACGCTGTCATACGGTGCTATTTGCTATATCCAATTATAACATAGAGAGGAGAAAAATAAATGGCTAGTATACAAAAATATACAACAAAAACTAAAGGATCTCTTTATTTATTTAAAGCCGTTTCTGGTTATGATAAATCTGGTAAAGCTATTACAACAACAAGACGTGGTTTTAAAACTAAAAAGCAAGCAAAAGATGCAGCAGTTGATTTTGAGGCAGCTGTAAAAAATGGCGGTATCGTTAATGATACTAATTCTACTTTTGAAGCAGTCGCTATTGAATGGCTTGAAAAACATAATAATGAAGTCAAACAATCAACAATCAAATCTCAAAAATCGAAAATAAATACAGCTTGCACCTATTTTGGAAATCGAAGAATAAAAGATATAAAGCGTAGAGAAGTTGAAAATATGATAGCAGACTTATTAGACAATGAAGAAAAGATAGATATGCGCAAAAGCGGAAAATATAAAAGAGGCACAGTAATTAATATTTTCCAAGTTGTTAAGATGGTATTTCGCTATGCTAAGACATACGAACTAATTAACATAGATCCTACTATTGATGTCGGCTTACCTAGAAGAGTTAAAACCTTAAGTGATAAAAAGCAAAATAAAATAAAATTTTTAAATAAACCTGAGCTTATTAATTTTTTAGAAAACGTTAATAAATACAGTCTTGATATTGAACAAGCTTATCTACATTTATTAGCCTACTCCGGCATGCGTGCTGGTGAAGGTTTAGCTTTACAATGGAATGATATAGATTTCAAAAACAATACCTTAGACATCAATAAAACGTTGTTTACAGATGGAAATTCAAATAAAAGATACGAACTAAATACACCAAAAAGCGAGGCATCAAATCGTCTGATATCTATTGATCCTTTAGTAATTGAACTACTAAAGAAACTAAAGCAATATCAAAACGAATCGAAACTCGCTTTTGGAAAAGGATATCATGATGCTAATTTTGTCTTTGCTGCACCAGATGGACGACCCAAAACAATTGGTTTCATGCAATGGCGTTTAGAACGTATTTGTAAAATGTATGGATCTAAAGTTAATCTTCACATGCTAAGACATACACACACAAGTTTGTGTATTTCTTCTGGTATGAGCATATTTGAAATACAAAAAAGATTGGGTCATTCAGATATTCAAACAACTATGAATGTCTATGCTCATTTAACAAAAGAAACAGAAGAAATTGCAGCCGAGAAATTTTCAGCTTTTATGGCCAATTAGGTCATTAGTAGGTCATAAACGAAATGCAGATATGAATTAGTCACTAGAACCCTTATAACAGTGACGTTAATTCAACATTTGGATATTTATCCGCGGACTATATAATAGTAGAAACAATATATATTTACAATAAATATATCTGTTAAACCTACGTTAAAAAGAGATATAAATATTTTGAACACATTTGAGATGAATCTATTATAATTAGTTTTCAGGTCATAAATAGGTCATAACCATTATGACCTGAAATTAAATTTCTAAACCTTAGCGAGTAGGATGATAAAATAATCATAACATAAATAAATCAATTGAGATAATTTGCATATATTATAGATACCCAACCTTCACTACTCATCCGGTGAGGGTATTTTAATATAAAGAAATAACCCCTAACCTTTGCGGAGACAAAGTTAGGGGTTACCGGTAACCTCCGTGAAAAGAATACCGTATACTTTTTTGAGCTCATACAAGCAAATGAGCTCTATTTTAAAATACTGTGACTAAAATTCTAATTACTCTCATAAATTGGCTCCGGAGATGGAGAGCAATGAAATTGAGTAATAGGAATTTTTTAAGTACAATGTTTTAATAATTTTATTATAAACTACATTTATTACATTATGAAAGCGATATCCATTGCTTTTTTTTGTAACTTGTAACTTTTTAGTCACAATATTCTTATTTCTAAATGTATTATTTTAATATCTATGTTATTTTTTTCGTTTAATCGTTATACTAACAGCATATTGAGCGCAAGGAGCGTGCACCTGTGTTAGTTAACTTAGATAATGAATTTTATGAAAGAATATCAGCTTTATCAGAAGCCTTGGAGATTACTCCAGGAGAATACTTAGAAAGACAACATGATAGTAACGCTAATTTAAAAGGGGTTCTCCTTACAGAAAAGGATGAATTCGTAAAATTTGTTAAAGACTATAAACACATTTTAGATGAATTATTTTTCTTATCAGACGATTCTTTACAATGTTTGAGTACAGTTGATGATTCTCCAGAAATGAAAAGAGTTTTTTCTCGTTTAAATACCCTCGTTGGTGAAGATGTTGGTTTTATTACTAAACTTTACATGGTATACAAAGAAAAATCACTAATTAATTGATGTATTATTAATAATCATAAGCAATTGATCATTCAAGTATATAAAATTTATAGTCAGCCAACCCTTCTTCGCCAATCGTGGGGTTATAAAGGAATAAGATTGCCCCATAAGAAAGTTATAATTCAAAATTAAAGTATTCTTTTTGAATATGATTGTTTACAATTGTGAAAAGAGGAGTTGGTTATATGCCAAGCGAATATTGTGAATGTAAAAATTCAACAAACGTTTTTACTAAGATTAATGATAAAGGAACATTTGACATATGTGATGATTGTAATAAAGAAATTGAAGGTTCTTTTAAGTACTTTAATCAGCATGATGGAAAAAAACACGATTTTTATGATGAATACTAAAACAATAACCCTACCTCAATTAGGAGGTAGGGTTTTGTTTATATATAAATAAAAAAAGGAACAAGCAGTTTCCGCTACTCGTTCCAATTAAGTATAAAAGTCTAAGTACAAATAAATTTTATCATTTTTTTTGATTTATCACAATATATTACGTTTCTTTATACTCAAAATTTTATATAAAAAAAAGCCACTTCAATTAAGAAGTGGCTTCTAAAATAATAATTGTTGGATAAACATAATTTAACATATTTTAAAAATTCACACAAGTGAAAACGGTTCATTTTATATAGTTTAAATTCAAATAATAGACTATTTATCCTACTATGCTAAAATTAAATCATAAGGAGGAGGTGTTCTTTATGGGAGAATTGAATAATAAAGAAAATAACCAGAAAAATGTTGAGGAGAAGACAGATGAAACGTCTTATCTTGCTTTAGGTATATCTTTAGGTCTTTCATTTGGTGCTGCTTTAGGACTGGTATTTGATAATCTAGCTATTGGAATTGCTATAGGTATGGCTCTTGGTGTTGCAGTTGGTGCAGGTGTGGATAGTCAAAAATCAAAAAACAAATCAAAATAAACAAAAAAGCCACCTCAATTAAGAAGTGGCTTTTACTATTTACTTAGTTATTTTTTGTCTAATATTATATACTCAAACGAGAAAGGAGTTGTTGATATGGATAAAGATGAGAAATTGAGTTGGAAAGAACGCAAAGACATTATTATAGAAGCGGGTATAGTAAGCATTCCTACTGTTGGAGGTGCTTTGCAAACTTTATATTTTGGAGCAAAAAACGAAAAAAGATTTAAGCGAGTGGAAAGATTTTACGAAGAATTGTACATAGAGATTGAGAGTATTAAAGAAAAATTACCTATTATTCATGAAACTGAGAATGCTGATGAAGCTATTAGTATTTTAGAGTCAATAAATGATGAAGTTGAAAAAGCCTCATCTCAGTCTAAAATTTATAATTATAAAAAAGCTTTTAAAAATGTACTGCTTAGATTTAATAACGATTCTTTTGATGAAGAAAAATACTATATACAGTTATTACCAGCTTTAACTGACTTAGAATTAAATATTTTGTTCAGTTCTAATAAAAATGAGTATAAGAAAGTGAGCAAAGGTGATTTCTATAATCATGACAAGAGCAATTCAAATCTTGTAATGGGAAATATAAATAGATTATCAGACTTAGGGCTTCTACACATAGTATTCGGAACTCTATTATCAGGTGGACAAGGTGCTTATATTGATCAGAGTTTTGCTGTAAGTGACTTAGGTTCAAAATTTATCAGTTTTATTTTTGAATAATTCATAAACAAAAGCAATAATTATAATGATTAGCCATATCCACCAGTATTTTACTAGTAATTCACCTTGAGTTAAATGTATAAAATCATTTAAACACACCATTTTAAACCTCCTAAAAATACCCCTACCTCAATTAAGAGATAGGGGTTTATTGTGTTTATTTTTTAATAGCATCCCAGTCGTATATAATACCTCTGAAAGTACCATTATCAATATACAATGTGTTGCCCTTGATACGTTCACGAACTGAATACTCTGCTTTTTTCATTGCATCTGTTAATTTAGAACCACCGAACCAATGGGTAGCTTGTGGACGTAATGTAATAATATCATCTTTCATAATATTATTATTGCGAACATTTTCGATGTCGCTTTCTAATACATTACCGCCCCAATCAGCACCTACTGGTTTAATATAAATCGTTCCATCTGCGTTTAGCCAATCAACTACATAAATTGATTTGAATGAACCTAAATCAAAACTGGAACTACGTAGCCACGTTTTTGCAGATGGTGATAACCTCACCTTATCTCCTCTTTTGAATTTTGTTGAACGTCCTTCTTTATCTGGATTTGATGCTAAACTTTTAACTACCACTGTTTTTCCTCCTTTTAATTCTAAATAACGAGCTTTCACTCTAGCAACATAAGTGTTCCAATACCCTTCTTCAATCATTCGTTGAGGGCAATTCTTTTTACTATGATCATAGTGTCTCCAAATATTCTTGCCAGCTTCAGGAGTTCCCCACTTCGGATGATCAATAAACAACCGAGCAATTAGTTCAATTCCATTTGACAAGGATTTTTGATACAAAGCATTATACTTAGGATCATTTTTAGTAGTTGCTTTACCATTCCAGTTATAACAATGTTCAACGCCAATTGTTTTTGCATTACCTGTTCCGCGACTTCCATCACTTGAATGATAGCCATTACGAGTTAAAGGCAAACCTTGCACTGCTCTTGTATCATCAACAGCAAAGTGATATGAAGTAGATGTATCGTTTCCGATCATATAAGAGATTTCTGACATAGCTGTAGCTTTATTACCAGTTTCATGAACCGTAACCCCGATTGGGTCCATTGCGTTAGGACATTTCAGATAGTATTTGCTAGCAGGCAACAACATTTTAGTAATCAATAAAGTCATTCTTCATCTACTCCTTTCCCATCTTTACCCTCATACGTTTCTTTTGGTGAAAAGTCATTTTCTTTCAAGTTTCTTTCGTAAAGTTCTTGATCAAACTTAACTTCATTGATTACTACTTTGTTTTCTTCGCTCACTATTTATCATCCTCTCTAGGTTCTGTATAGTTTAAAGCTTGCTTACTATCTGATAAACCTTTTGTCGTTGGATCAATTACAGCATTATAAACAGCTACCGCAATAGTAATAAGAACGTATGGGTTGCTTACTGCAGCTAGAATTAAATCAAATAAAATAGCCCAAGAAGTGATATCCTGCGCTGTGATTCCTGCATAAGCTAATATTGGTCCAAATACTGATACGATTAGCTGAATAATGAATTGTGGATTTTTGAATCGGACTTTCCAGTTAATAGTTTTCATTTAAATTCCTTCTTTCATTTTTTCTATTTTTTTCATTGCATCATTAAATTTCATTTGCATAGCCATAAAACTTTCTTTCCATTTTTTAGCTTCATCACGTGCAGCATTTCGTTCAAGCCTAAGACGGACATTATCTTTGTTGCTATTAGACAAATCTTTTTCTAAACCTTCGACTTTAGAAGATACTTTAGCTAGCTCTTTATAAACTTTTCTAAATTCTTCATCCTTGTCATCCATTCTTTCTTGCAAAGTTTTGATTTCAAATTCCTTATCTTTTTTATCTTTTTTTATTTCGTCTACCCAATATTTATCAAGTCCGTCTTCTCTATCGCGATTCGCCTTTCTACTTTCAAAATATTTACTAACAATAACCGCAATAATACTACTTAACGTTCCTCCACCAAGTAAAGCAACCCAATCACTACCTTCCAATAGTTCTCCCCTCCTCAACATAAGCACCTACAAGATTGAGGATGACATAAGCAGAAAAATAAAGACCAACTGCCGGTATGCCGTTAATAAGTTGGATTAAATATCCGGCAAAAATCAAACTCCAAATGAATAATAGTACGATTAAAAATATTTGTTTAGTTTTCCAATTAAAGTAAATTGCACTCATTTTAAGTGCTCCAGCTATAATTAAGCATGCTGGTAAAAAAACATTTCCGAATACATCTGCCAATTCACTCATAAACTTATAACTCACTTGATTATTTATTAGATTTGGATTATCCAATAGATATCCACCATATCCAATCGAAAACAAAGTAGTTGTAAACGCTAAATAACGATAGAAAAAAATATTAGTCAATCTTTCTTTTATTCTGCTTATCATTATTCACCTTCCTTTTCTCAAATTAAAAAGAGCAACCCGAAGGCTACTCTTCAATTTTTTCAACTAATTTCCCTTTAATTTTACTGACTTTATCACCAGTCGATTCCCATTCTTCAGCTGAAAACTCGACTGTTCCACTAATATAAATATTTCCACCAACATTTCCAAAATCAACTGTTACTGCTTCCACTTCACCGTTTTCACCATATCTATAATTTGCTGTTTTTAATCTGATTTCCATTATTTTTCCTCCTTAGTTTTTGCTTTTTTATTTTTTTTATTTGTTTTTGCTTCTTCTTCGCTTGATTCATAAGCATCTAACAGCTCATCATAAGATAGTGCATCTTCACCACAAAGTTCAACTTCGGAATTTTCTAAAGCCTCAAACATTGCTTCGAATTTACTAGTATGTTCTGAAAAACTGATTTCAAATTCTTCATTATTTAATTCCAATAAGCGATCACCAAATTCCTTTTTACCTTCTTTAGTTATATCCTTTTTAAAAGTATATTTATTTTCTTTAATTAAGAGTTCTCCTGTTTCATCAGTTTCAAAATAATCTTTTCGAATAACAAAAATACCCTCATTAAAATCATTTTGCTTTTCCTCAAGTCGCTTTATGAACTTAATTGCTCCGCGGCTTGCTGCTCCTTTAAATTTAGTTTTCTTTAGAAACTCCCCTGTTCTAATAATTGCATCATTCTTCATTTTGATTGTTTTCATTTATGCCACTTTCCCTTCAAGGTCTTTTATTTTTTTTTCTAACTCTTTGATTCTTTTTTCGTGATCTGTTAGTTGTAACTCGTTCACTACAGTTAGGTTAATACAATCATTCAGCTCTTTTTCTACTTTACTTAATCGAACTGAATCTAAATCAACGATATTGCTTAATTCTTGGATTGCTTGCGTATTAAGCATATTTTGTTTGCTGCTGTCTAACACTAAATATCCATCAGGTCCTACACTACTTAGATACTCAGTTTCCTGAGCAATCAAACCAGTCTGCAATCCTTGTGGCTTATCTTTATTTATCCATAAGAAATCTACAAACCGATAACTTTTAATTAGATCTAAGGCTCTTAAATCTGTATCTCTGATTGCTGTTTTTAAACGGCTATCAGATTGATTAGTGATAGAGTTCCCATTCATATTGAGATTTTTGAAAAAGGTAATATCATTGACACCAAAAGCTGCTCTTTCATAGACAGTTTTACCATCGTCTGATAAGTGGCCAATTCTTGTACCCCACTTACCACCCATCCACAGCCAATTATCTGTTGAGTTAAAAACTCTTGACCCTGACTTTGAATCTAAATCATTAACTAGAGAAATCATATTTACGTTATTTAAATCATTTAACCTCATATTAATAGGGGCATAAGCATCAATAAATGGGTTTATTCCATTTCCTCCACCAACTGCAAATCTAACTGAATGTTGGCCATTCACTACAGCGCCTAATTCAACACCGTTATAACTTGAAATAGCAATACGTGCATTACCTGCAATGTATTCAACTTTAGCTGGTACTCCTCCACCAGAAGGATAAAACGTAAATCCTGTAGAAGTATAAGACGTTGCTTTCCCTTCATATTCAACACTTAAGCCTTGAGAGGTTAACTCCCAACCCCAAAACTTTGTTCCGTTACTTTTATAATTTGTTGACGACAAAGCAACTGGTGATATGAGGGTATTCCCATATTGCCCTGTGGTAGGTATTCTATAATCAACTGTATAGTTTCCGGAAATAGTAGTGGTACCAGTCATGGTAGCTCCCTCAGCAGTTATTGAGAATGGGTTAGTGATTTTAGAACCGGTAATATTGATTGACGTTAATATACCTGAAGTGATTTTTGAAGCATCCAAGTTAATAATAGTTACATTGGCAGCATTTAGTATTCCTGTTTTAATTTTGTCTGCTGAAATATCAATAGCCTTTATATTGGTTATAAAGGCTGAATTAGATGTCAGGATATTAACATTAGCTGCTGTAGCAAATAACTTAGTTATCGTAGCTACATCAGCTTTAAGCATGGTTGCATCTACAACATTAGCGATTAGTACTTGAGATCGAATAGTCGCAATGTTTGCAGTAATAGCAGTCAATGTTTTGGCGTTTAAATTATCTACAAAAGCCGTCTTAGTAAACAAATAATTAACTACTGCAGTAGTTGCGGTTAGTTTATCCATCATGGCATTATCGACTTTTAAATGAACGGAAGTAATCACATCTGCTGTTAAGAATTTAGTTCTTAAGGTAGCGATGTCAGCATAGACAGATTCTAAAGATTTGGCTTTAATATCATTTGCAAAAGTAGTACCCATGATGTAAGTGTCTGCGTCAAGCAATAACTGTCCGTTTTTAATGAGCGTTCTTCCAGCTTCTACAGTGATTTGCCCAATTACATCACCTTTAACTACCCTTAAATCAATCTGCTCTCCTAAGTTGCTGATTTGACCCGTATGTCCATTAGCTAATGTTGTTGTTTGATTCCATTGATTAGCTAATTGGGTAACTTGTGTTTTATCAGCTTTGTCACCAACAGTCGTTTGAATACCGTTTACTTTTATATCTAAAGTTGTGAATTGTTCAAGCGTAGCTTGATCTTCAGGCGCTGGTGTCCAATCTGCAGAAGCTTTGTTTCCTTTGACTATTTTAATCCACTCAACATTTAAGGCAAATGAATCATTTGGAAATTGAAATAAATAAACTTCGTTTAATACAGTTGTACTCCCCAGGTTTGCAGTGGTTACGACACCGGTTCCGATATACACACCTTTAACCGCATCATACTGAATTCTTTTAAACACAAAAGTTCCGCCATTATAGTAAACCCCAATGTCTTTTCCGGTTTTGAAATCGGCTTTAATAACTACGGTATACTCTGAACCAACCGACCAATTTTCTGATAATGTGTAATTGGCGAAGTTGTAGCTTGTTCCCGGTTTTACTGTTTTATTAGATGCAAGTACTAGATTTCTGTCACCAACATTTAAATTACTCAACTCATTACTCACTTGTGTTAATGCTAAACTCCATGTATTTGACGTGGCTGATAAAGTAGCCTCATTAACGTATTTTTTTGTGGATAAAAGATTATCTACTTGTATAGTTGTCAATCGTGCATTGATTGCTTGTGCTTGAATACCTAATTCAGCCGTATGGTTATCTACAGTACCTTTTATTGTGTTAACTAGACTAGCATCGGCTTTCACTTTCAACCCTTCAGCATTCGCCTTAATATCCAGTGTATGCTTATCTACCGTTTGATTAAGGATATTAACGACTTCTTTATCCGCTTTTAAACCAACAGTTCTTGTTAAAGCATCATAATTAGTCGTTAACGTTCCTGTAATAGTCTCTATAGCTGTTGCCTTATTTAAAGCTTTAGTTGCTTCTGTTAATGAATTTTGGGCTGTACTAAAGGCATCATTTGCCCTGGTTGTTACTGCAGTTAAATCCAGCTTCATAAACCCTACATCTGCTATTGATTTATCTGCTTTTATTATTGCATCATTCGCTTTATTCGAAATAGAAAGAACATCTAGTTTGACGGTTTCTAAATAGTTATTTAGTTCCGTCGTTTTAGTATTCGTATAACTTTTAGCATCAGCAATAGCAGCAGTCCTTGCATCATTAATATCTATATTGATTTTATTTACTTCAAGGTTAAAATCTTCATCCCACTTTACAGATAAAAATTCAGCATAATCATTGGCTTCTTGAATGGCGTTTTTGATATCTTGCTCTGTTTTAATACGATCTAATGCTACCTGTCCAATTATAGCTTCTAATTCTGCTCTCAATTCTTCTTGAGTAGCATCTGATAACTCAAGAACCCATTGTAGTGCACTATTGACTTTCCTTAGAATCCACATCTCCGTTTTATCGCCATTTTTTCTAAACCATAAATCACCTTCAGTACTGTTCTGATTTATAACCGGTTCAATTTCTCCTGTATGGATTTGGTTCTTTCCATTTGCGGATAAATAAACTAATTCAATTTGATCATTAAGATCTTTTAAATCCGTTTGAATTTTATCTAATTTATTGACCGTAGACGTAAAACTTTTTTCGTAATTCCCTAAAGTAAGATCAATGTATTCTTTTAATAAAGGATTCCAATTGTACTCCACCATTTGAGCGGTGATGTTTACACCATCTTCTACGTGCTTAACGGCTACTACATCACCTGGTAAAATTTGTTTTAAAGGAATAAAGTTTTTATATTCTTCAGTTTCTTTTAAGTTTACAAAATCAATTTTGTATACACCGTTTGGGACATCTACTTTATTTTGACTGTATTCTAATTTAGCTAAACGTCTTAATTCAGCGTAAGCCAATGCAGCTGTAGGGAACTCACCTTCTTCTGTCCCTACCTTTACATCAGAATACTCATACTCTTGTATTCGCGGTTCAGGGTAATGATTGATTAAAGGACTATCAATGAATAGTTCAGGCAATATCAAACCATCATACCCAACAGGACGTATTCTAGTTACTACTGTGGATTCATCAATAACAGCTTCGTAACCAATCAAGTCTTTTTTATGTCTGATCGTATAGCCTTTATTGCTGCCATAATGTTGATTCATACTAATATTAAAACCATGTCGGATAATGTGGCCACCCCAGCGATTAACAAAAGAGTTATCCAGATTACCATCCAGTAAAAACTCTACTGGATTCTTCCGAACAACTCTTGAATTAGCTGTATTTAAAATATCACTAGCGAATTTAAACTTGTGCGGGTACTGTGTGGCTCCAGACATTTGTGAAAGAGAACCTTGACCTGTTTTATTGACAATAAACGTATCAGTAATGGTATTAAAGGCCAATTTATAAAACATTTGATACGCGTATACTTTTATATAACCCATACTTGGTACTACTTTATAAACAAAAAACAAGTTATCCTGTTCAGGATCCCTTGCTTTAATGATTGAGCTATTCGTTATTTCTAATCCATGCTTTGCAAACAACGGGTATTCAAACTCAAAAGAAAAAATTCCATTATCAATCCAATGTATTTTAGGATCAATAATATTTTGGTCCAGACTTCCAATTCCATTATGTTCAAAATCGGTTTCTAATTTATCGTATAGAGTGATCATCTACAAATAGCGCCACCTCTCATCTATTTCTATTTTTGTGACGGCTCCTGTCCAACTAATACTATTTTTACCAGGAACAAATAATGGGAAATCACCAATCATACTGTCATTCATGTTAGCTGTTAACCCCTTATACGCTTCTTCTAATTCACTATCCAATATAATTTCATCTGTTAAGTTTTTAAGAGTTATCCCCACGTTATTAACAGTTAGTACTATTGTTCCTGTTCCTTTAATTTTTATCAAAGGTTGGCTGAAATAGGTTCCAGGATTTGTTAGTGTTACTGGTGAAGTAGTATAGGTTTTAGCAGTAGTCTTTTGGTGCTCAAATGGACCAAGTAAAAAATCTACTGTAAAGGCTCCGTAAAATTCAACTTCATTATCAATACTTCCAATATCAATATTTTTAATTTTTCTAAAATAATTGGGATCATCAGAAAAAGAAAGCACTGACTTATTCATCAGCCATGCTTTAATCTTCCGAATGTCTTCTTTAATATTGCGATCTTCTAAGATATTAAAATCAATCGGCAATGATACATCTTCATACCCTTCAAATTTAATTAAGTCACCGTCACGTCCTGGTACAGGTATCTTAATGATTTTTCTTTTTGCAGTAGGAACAATTGGACGGTTAGCAACAGAAAGAAAAACCGTTTCATCTTTTATTCCATCTAATAAAACATTTAATCCCACTAACTAAACCTCCCAGTTGTTCCAAAGTTTAAGCTGCCTGATTTATTATTTAATCCAGTATCAATTGGATCTAATAGTTCATTTGCTATCATTTTACCGTTTAGCATACTTTGGACAGTGATATAGATAGGACTAATTGTTACGGTAGAATTCAAATGTTTATCTGTATTTTCTTTATTTAAAGCTTGCAAAATACCCATTCCAATTCCACCAAGGTTTTTATCATTAAGCGGAAGTATAGCTTCACTTTCTCCACTAACTTCTCCACCACCCAATAAGTTGTTCCCCATAGAACCAAAGATAGTAGGTTTATTCATAATCCCACCTTTTGCGTTCCATTTAACATTGATCCCTGAGGGATAAGTTATCTCTTTACCTAAAACCGTTTTAGAGGATGTTTTCAAACTAAAACTTGGCATGCTTGGCATACTTGGTTTTGGTATCTTCAGTTTTAAATTACTGAAAAATCCTTTGATACTTTCAATGAATCCACTCACTTTATCTTTAGCTTCGCGAATCGGATCAACGATTGCATTTTTTACTGAGTTGAATTTAGATACAGTTGAACTTCTTATTTGTTCAAATTTTGAAGTAAGACTTGACCAAATACCACTTGCTACACTGACTACCGTATTCTTTGCGGAATTGAGTGGTTCAGTAACAGCTGACTTAATTCGATTCCATTTCTCAATGGCAGAATTTTTTGTTTGATCAAACTTCGCAACTACAGATGACCAGATAGCAGATGCAATTGAAACGACTGTATTTTTTGCTGAAGTAAAAGTATTTGAAATCGAGTTTTTTATTTCATTCCATTTTGCAACGGTTGAATTTTTCACTTGATCAAACTTCGCAACCATTCCAAACCACATTTCTTGAAGTTTTCCTGAAACAACAGACCATGCTTCTTGAATTGGTGTAACAATCGCCTTTTTTATGAAGCCCCATGCTGCACTAGTAGCAATTTTCAAAGCTTCCCAGGCAATGGTGGCACCAGCCACAAGTAATAACCAGATGGCTTGTAGCCCTACTTGTAGTAAAGAAATTGGAACCATAATGACATTGATTAAATTTTGGATAATTGGTGACATGAAAGCAACTAAGGAATTCCAAGTTTCAACAGCTTTTGCAGAAATGTTAGTCCAAATTCCTGCGAAAAATTCAATAAAACCAGACCATAAGCTTGCTGCTCCTTCAGTAAACCCTGTCCATATTTCTGAAATAGATGTTGCGAAACTAGACCAGCTTTCTGAAGCGTTTTGAATAATGGTAGACCATAAATTACTAAAGAATTCACCTAACGACGAAAAGACCTCTCCAGCTTTTTGATAGAGAAGTTGCCATGATTCGGATAGCCAATTTGTAAAACTACTCCATTTTTCTGAAAGCCAATCGGTTATAGCTCCCCAGTTTTTAACGGCCATAATGATTGCTGCAATTGCTCCAACAACAAATAAAACTGGTATCGCTAAAGATCCTAGTAATGCTATTATCCCTACAATAGCTGCTGCTATAGGTGCTATTACTAATGCCAGTCCTGCAAATATACCAACAAATTCAAAAATAGCTTTTGCATGTGGCCCTAAATTTTTAAACCATTCCACCATTCCCTTAATACCTTTAATTACTTTAGGCATGTAATCAAGAGCTAACTTCATAAGTTGCTCTCCAATAGGTATTAGCATAGTTGTTAAATCCCGCCACATTTCAGTGAGTTTACGGCCATCATTTGCTTCTAATAATTTGTCTGAAGCACCCGAAACATCATCATATTTACCTTTAACGTCTCCCATTTCATCAGACAAACCACCCATTGCTTCTATTACTTGTACCGCATTGTCTTCACCAAGTGATCCAAATATAGAAGAAATCAGTGTAGCCTTTTCTTGCTCTGTTCCAACCTCTGAAATTTTTGTTGCTAATGCACTAAAAATTTCATTATTACTAGCTCCTCCATTTTTCATGGTGGTATAAAGAGTTTGCCATTCACCGCCTAAGTCACCTACCGCTTTTGAAATTGATTCATCGGAAACTCTTACACCAAATTCTTTAACTAAATCATTTACCTTATCAAGATTATAGGCTCCACCTTTTAAACCAGCTTCTAACGTTTCAAACATTTGTTGAGCGCTATAACCATTTTGTTTAAATTGAGGTGCATACTCAGCTAAGTTGTCCCCTAATTCATCAGTTTTATTTAATCCATTTTGTGCTCCAACGGTCATCAAATCAAAAGCTTGAGTAGCGGTTATACCGTATGTTTGCATCAAACCATTAGCTCCACGCAATGTCTCAGGCATATCTGTATCAAATGTTTTTGTGAAGGCTACAGCTCTCCTAGTGATATCTTCAAGAGATTCTCCATTCAATCCACTTAACTGTTCCCTTGTATCAATTAAAACTTGAGCTGCTTCTTCGTAACTATCTACTAAACCAGTTTTGTACATTGCTACAATTTTATCTTTTGTTTTAGCTGCTTCATCTCCAGTCAAACCAAAAGCATTATTGTAACGACTGGCAAGGTCATCAATAGTCATTGCGGAATCAAATGCTGCAGTAGCTATTTCAGTTACCTTGTCTGCTACTCCGCTTAAAGCTTCAGCGCCTTCTAAAAGATTACCAGCATTTATTTTATCGCCCATATCTTCTAAAGCATCGGCTGTTTTATCTGATTCAGTGGATAGTTCTTTTAAGTCTTGGCTGACAGCATCAATAGAACTTCCGTTGTCTACTTGGTCCAATGCATTTTTCATTTTACCTAAATCAGCATCAGCACCTAAAGCAGACTTCCCAATTTTATTAATGGCCAACTCTAATTGATCACTGCTTGCTTCACCTTTACGAATAGCATCAACTAAACGAGTACCTAATACATCGGTATAGTCATCTAAGCTTTTACCTGTAGCTTCAAATAAAGTGTCTAACCGTTTAGTGTTTTGCGATAATTTTTCTTGTTCTGCAGACAATTGAGATTCTGCTTGTTTGGCTTTATCTAAAGCTTGATTTGTCTCGAGTAAAGAGTTCTTTAAATGTTCCTGGTTCTTTTGCGCATCAAGTAATTTGTTAGCCCACTGTTGTGTTTCTTTAGAATTTTCTCCAGTGATCTGTTTAGTATTTTGTAGAGCAGATTCGACCATTTTTGTTTTTTGTTCAGCTAAGGTATATTCTTGATTCAATTTACTTACGCTGGCTTCTAACTTTTCAGATTCAGAAGCAGTATTTTTCATTTGTTCTTTTTGAACCGCAAACTCTTTATTTAATGTTGTTGCTTGGCTTTGCATTTCTTTAAGACCTTGATTGAATGCCTGATTAACTACCTTATACTCAATTTTTATTTCAGGGTTTTTTCCTGCCATTTCCTACCTCCTTCCTTTATTGGCATCTTCCATTGCTTGTGCTTCAACTGAGTTCTTCCAGTTTTTTAAAGCGGATCTATTTTCAGCAACATGATTAACTTCTATCAAAGGAAATTCTAAAACGAAGTACGGATCTATTTCATAGACATCTACATAAAAGCTATAGACATCGGCCCATGAAGAAATTTTAAATTCAGGATTTTGGTAGTTTCTTCCTGTACCTACTTTTTTTTGATAGCTTTTTCGACAGATTGTTTGTAACTGTCATTCTTCTTTTGAGTAAAAAGTAGTTCTGTATACGCCTCTAATGCTTCAGACATATCAAATGTATAGTTATCGACAAAATCATCAAAAGGTAAAAAATTGGTCATGTTCGCTTGACGGTAAGAGATATAAATAGCTTGTAAACCTTGATAAAGAGTAATTGTCATTTCTTCTTCTTTTTTAGTATTCATTGTTAATGTTGCAAACTCATCTGTATTGAAATCCTTGTTAATCATTAATAATTTTTTGATATTTAGTTTTGTATCAAGTTTTGCAATTTGACCATCATTTAAAATAATTTCCATTGTCTTTTTTCCTCCTATATTGAATAAACAAAAAAAGAGAGGATGTCCTCTCTTTTTGTTTAGCTTTATTCTGTTTCTATATCAGTTGATTCAGGTTCTAATTCTTCTTCAACTACTGTTTCTAAGTCAGTTGATTCAGGTTCTACCATTCTAGACATTTGTACAGCTGTACCTTCTGCAGTATTTTTAACTAACTCTGGTGTAAATTCTTCACTCCATTTAGTTTTTACATCTTCATTCGTAATTTCAGAGTCAAAACCTTCATAGTAAAATTTACTATTCGTATCTTTTAATGCTTTAAAACTAGTTTCAATCATGGCAATTTCTTCACCGCCATTTTCAATTTGCCAATTCATTCCACCGGAAAAGGTCAGATTAGGAAACGCAATTTTCTTCTTCAATTCCCCAAAGAGATCTTCTACATCAAATGCAACGATTCCAGTTGAAGGTCTTGAATTAGTTCCGTATGAATAAACGCCTGAAGTTAATCCATCGTTGGATAACCCAAAAGCTTTTCTAAAAACGGGTACTGGCATGTGTAAAACTAATGTGCCGTTAACTCTAGTAGGAATATCTACAGACATTACTTCGTCACCTTCACATATCTTCACTACTGTTTTTAGTTCGGTTTCTAAACCTAATGTACCTACACATCCGAGTTTTTGAAATGTGTCATATGAATCAGCTGTTTTCCAACGGACAGTTCCATTTGTTACTTTATATTGATCAAATGTAGTTACTACCATTTTTTGTTTCCTCCTAATTAATTAAAATTATTTGCTTCTTCCAAAGCCTTTATGACTTCTGTTAATATTTTCCCGTTTGAAGCTTCTGCTCCCTTTTCAAAGAAACGTTGAGCAATAGGGTTATGTGGTCCTCTTCCTTCATTCGGAAAGACTAAGTAACCAAACGAATTTAAGTTTTTTGCAGCGCCACCTTTTGTGGTAATAACAAACCCTAAATTTCCCATTGTTCCTTTTAAAGGATTACTGTTTTTTGCATGTCTTTTATTTGAGTTACTAGTTGGTATGAATCGAATAATATCTTGAATCATCAATTTCATACCTTTAGCTTTTAATGTCTCATTAACTAGTCGTTCTGCTTTACCAGGTATTTCTTTCATAGCATTTGCTAACTGTTGCGATTGTTGGTCATCAAGAGAATACTTAACCAATTAGCACACCACCAATGACTGGTGAAAGTAAAAAGTTACCATTTTGGCTTCTTGATCCGTTTCTGCTATACGTCCATATTCTTTTTGAGTTTCTCTAAAAATAAGCCCACATGGTTGTAGGCCCATAATCAAATCAAATTCATTCACTTCAATGTTTTCACGAGTGACAAAGGAGACCACAAAATCTTGTAAATATTGATTTGCACTAGAAGCCTTACGAATGTCTCCTTTATCGTCATAAATTAGAAAAGTAGGATTGTTAGTTACTTCATCTTTAGTCATGTCCGTAGCAAACACTGGATAGCCGGTTATACTTTTAACTTGTTGAATCGTCTTTGATAAACTGAATCCCATCAAATACACCCACCTTTGTTAAATACCAATACATATATTTTCTTTTTACATCTGGATCTATAGCAATCACTTCATAGACTTCATCTTCAAACTTAACTTTATGAGATTTTTGAACGTCTTTAGCAAAGAAAGTTTTAACTTTCAAATCTACAGTCTTATCTAAGTTCCCATAAAACTCTATGTCACCTTGTCTGATTCCAGCAAAATTAAAAAAGAGAAATCCCAAACTCGTGAATTTCTCTCCTGTCTTTTTACCTTCATTATTCCTCAAAGTTTCTATTGATCCATATTCAACCACACCATCATTTAATAGCTCATCCACTCTTCTTTTAGCCATTAGAGAAAGCCTCCTGTGCAACAAGAATTTGGAGAGCGATAATTTCGCTTTGATAGTCTATCCCATAAAAAGCTGTAGTACCATTCCAAGCATACTGACAGTATTCTTTTAACAAACTTCGTGCTTTTATGCTTGAAAGAGTATGAGAATCTTTTGAAAAATCAATCTCACCAGCTTTCTCACGCAAAAAGGCTCCACCTTCTTCAATGAAGTCTTTTATATCATCATCAACTTGAGTAAATGTAATACGCAATCTCTTTTTTACAATAGGCAACAAAGCATCTATTTGATCTTCAGTCATGACTTCTCCTTTCCAAAATAAAAAGGTCAGCCAATTTTAGGACTAACCTTTTGCTTTACTTTGTTTTGCAGTTTCTTTTTGCGCGGTTTCAACGGTTTCTTTTAGTGGTTGAATTTCATCTGAATTACCTGAAGAATTTTCAACTACTCCTTGTAGTGCATCTACTTTTCTTTTTAATGCATCAATCTCATCACTCTTATCAGAAGCCTCTTTAACTGCTTCCTCTAATTTATTTAATCTAGCAATGCTGATTTTGTCGCCTTTTTCCCAAACTGTTGGTTCGTATGCCATGATTGTTATCCTCCTTTTGTTTTGTTACTCAGCTACAGTTGCTCCTACTTCGCTAGTTGTTGCAGGTGGAATTACTAAGTTCCATAAAGCAGCAGCTTTGTTGTCTTTAGCTTTACCATAAGCAAATTGTTTTCCAACGTATAAATTCAAGTCTTCTAATGCAAGAGTTTGATCATATCCTAAAATGCTAATTCCGCCACCGATATAAGCATCGTAACGTTTTGCTACTAATGAAATTACTTCGCCAGCTTCAATTGCAGGTGTTTCAGCAATAATCAAATTGAATGGTAAAGCTGTGACATAAACACCATTTGCATTTAAGCTTGTGTATTGCTTTTTAACATCCCATGCATCTAATGGGTTAACTAACAAGACCACTTGACCATCAACAGACAACGGTTTTAAATTTTCTTTTACTGAATGAAATTTATAAACCTCAGTCAATTCATTAACAGTGGTTTGAGAGTTTGCAAAGGTTAATGTTCCTGAAGGTGCTTTTTCTGGATATACACCATCAACGATTGCTGCATCTTTAGAAACATTTCTATTAAGTCCTACAGGCTGATCTTTTCCAGTACCAGCAACGAACGCTAATTCTAAAGCTACTGAAGCTGCTTCTTCAATTTGTGTTTTAACAAACTGTTTGATCCATGCAGGTCCAAACTCTTCTAAGTCTTTAGGAACAACAACAAAACAGGTTAATTTGTTAGAAATTTCTTCTTCTTCACTAAACGCTGCATCCAATTGTCCTTTGATATCTCCAAAGATTTTACCCCAAACGGCTACACCACTTGTTTCAGATTTTAAGAACTTCAAACGTAAACCAGCGTTTTTCAAACCAAGTGCAGCAAGTACTGGGTAATCTCTAGTTAGATCTTCAAAGATTTCATCTACCGTTGTTTGTGGCAATAATTTTTCTTCTTTGTAACCAACATCTGTATTGATAGCATTAAAGAATTTAACTTCTTTTGCAGTGATACCTTTGCCATCAAAAGCGCTGAACTCTTCAGCATAGTTTTTAGCAGCATCTTTAAAAATATCTTGTAGTCCATTTACAAATGTTTCGAAACCTTCAGATTGAACTTTTTCATCTTCTGACTTTAAAGCAGTAAACAAACCTTCTCGTTGCTCTTTTAATTTATTTTGAAATAGATCTAAATTTTTCATATTATTTTCCTCCTAATAATTTAACAAAATTTTGTATTGGATTTTCTTTCTTTTCATTAGCTGGTAATTCATCTTCATTTTTTGGTTTAGCATTTGCAGCTATCTTTCCATCCAAATTATTGGTTACTGGATCAACCAAGTCTTCTACTATTGTTGCTTCGTAATTCAAAATTTCATCGGCTAACCCACAACCCGCTGCTTCTTCAGCAGTAAAGAAAGTCTCGTTTGCCAAATAGTTAATGAGCTCTTCTTCAGTTCCTTCAAATCTTTCCATATAGGAAGCAATCAAAGAAACTTTGATTGAATTTAAAGCAGCAATTGCTTTTTCAAAATCTTCTGCGTAACCCCAAACACCTGTCTGCGCATTGTGGATCATTAACTGAGTGTTTTTAGGCATAAACCTTTTGTTTCCACCCATAAAAATGATAGATGCTGCACTAGCTGCAACTCCATCTACTATGGTGTTAATCGTTTTATCTGACTGTTTAAAAACGTTATAAATAGCCAATCCCTCAAAAACATCCCCACCATAAGAATTAATATGAACATTAACTACATCCGTTGTAATTTGTTTTAACGCGTATCGCACACTTGAAGCTGTGATACCATCGCCCCAATAGCTCTCTCCTACGTCTCCATATAGAATCAAATCTGTTTCTGTTGAATCTACTTTATTTTGAATTTGTACCTTAGTTTTAATTTGATTCATCATTGGTTTTCGCTTCATTTGTTTTATCACCACCTTTCAAATTATCTGTTCGTTCATAATTTTTCGTAACATAATGCTCATCTGCCCAATCTTCGGCAATGGGTTCTTCTCCTAATTTTTCTAAAATTTTATTTGTAGAAAATGCTCCTATTCTGAATAAGGCTTCTCCAGCATTCGCAAACTCAACAGGATCATGAGTATTAATTGTGTTCGTTTGAATTTTTAGTTTGTTCCCCTTAAGGACATTTTCTTTTCGATAATACTTACGATTAATTTCATTCTGCAAATTATCTGCTAAGGATCGGACTGGATAATTTATAAAAAGTTTATGCATACCTTTATTATCAGCGGTGTCCCCTTTCAAAATTCCTCTGGGTATGCCAAAAGCATCCGCAACCATATCGCGGATGTCCTCAAAAGTATCTGAAATATCTCTAGTAGTAACAGAACCACTTTTTGTATTACCAGGTGTTGCAGAAATAGGTTCTAAACCTAATCCTTCTTCCATAGGCGTTACAGAATCTTGATCTGTAAAAACACCCTTAAATCGATTATCAAATAAATCATTCAGCACTTGATCATATTCAGTAATTTCTGTTCCATCTTCTTTTTTAATTATCTTGGTTTTAAATTGTTGAAAGATAGCACTAATAGACAATTTCATTTTTATGGCATTTCCGCGATTATAATTACGAATTGTCCCTGCAATCAATTTCCCATAGTCATCATAAACAGAATCTATAACTTTCTTAATTTCAGAGTTGTGAAGTTTGAAATGAAATACTTCACTTTCAGTTCTTTTTCCAGTTAATTTATAATCACCTGGTAGTACTATGTTTGAATAAATGTTTTCATAAAAAGCATATTCAGTAATGTCATAATCATCTGCTACAACTAACTCATCATCTTTGCTCCAAATGACTAATGCTCCGTTATCGTCATACACCATCTTATAGATGACTTTGCTCCAAAATTCCGACTGATTTTGATTCTTGTTAGGCTCAACATTAAACAAATACCAGTTATCTTTTTTAACGGGCTTCCCCTTTTCAAAAGTCTGGAATTCACACAATGCCAATGCATCAGCTAATTTGTTAATGGCTATCTGCAAGGCATAGTTTTTATATTTAGCATCTTTCTCATAAACCATAGTAAAGTCTTTTAACGTAATACTTGACCTAGGAGACGGCTCTCTTGAAGCCAACACCTTATTAAAAAATGGTATCTTCAATATTTATCACCCCCTTCACTTTAATAAGTGCGTGTTTTAAGGCCACTGCTATAAGTTGCAACCGGTATATTCAATACATCCTTATGCTGTAGTGCATGTAAAAACATATGAAACCCATCGGTCTTTCTTAATTTTGGTTCGATCTTCAGGTATTCAATATTTAATCGTGCATCCCTATCTTTATAGGAATTATTTGTATACCACCTCATCATAAAATCATCATCACAAAAGATGATATTTTTATAACTAAATAAGTCATCTACAATAGGCTCTAATTCGGTATGGGTTTTAATCCCTTTTCTTGCTTTCTTTAGTTTGTCTCCAATACCTACTTCATCAAATGCAGTCTTTAAATAGGTTAATCGGAAGTCATCTGCTGCGATAACTTTTATTTGGTAGTAACGGCCCATTTCTACAAACCAATTCGCTATGGTTTTTGGCTTAATCGTTTCATCATTTATGATTGTGATTAATCCTCTTTCCACACCGACATCAATTGGAACCTTATACTCACGTCCAACTAAAGATTTTTTATTGATAAAAGTATGCTGTTTAAGGTAATACTTTTCTCCAATTTTAAATAGCAGTCCCACACTAACAAAGTCTGTTGTTTCTGCGTAATCAATCCCACCAACTGCAGACATACCTTGCAAGTTTGGTGTTGGTTGTTTAGTGGCCAGAATGTTATCCCAGCTCGTAACTTCATTCCAACTATCTGTTGTTGGTATATTCATACGCTTTGTCATAAATTCAATTCTTGCGCTGGGACGGTCTTCTAATTTTTCATATTCGTCTAACATTTCTTGTTTTAGATCCGGAAAATAATTAACAGATGGATTAGCTTTTTCCCAATTTCTAGGATCATGCACTTCTTCTGGATCATCTAATTTGCAGATGAAAGGAAACATTCTTCTTTTCGGTCTCTCACCTGTTAATACAAGTTTTGCTTCTTCTTTGAATCCATCTAAAAAACCACCGCGGATATTTCCGTCAGTGGTGAAATGTAATCTTCTTGGATGTTTCTTTTTACCTAAACCGGATGTAAATACTTTTACAGATTTATCATCTTCATATGCATGGTCTTCATCAAACAATACTGCACCTTGACGACCACCATCTTTTGTTTTTGCGTTGTTCGTTCTATAACGCAACATAGAATTAGTTTTTCTAAAGACAATTTTTTCTAAGGTCCATTTAAAGAATTTTTTATACTTAGGTTTATTAGCTTCTAAAATGCTGTGAACTTCCATGACGGATTCTTTCGCTTGATCTTCAGATGTGGCCACAACATCCACATGGTATTGTTTGATTCCTTGTTTCGAGATCATCCACCATTCAATAACAGACATGAATCCAGTTTTACCACCGCCACGTCCCATCATAATTAAAAATTCGTTAAAAACTAACGTATCATCTTTATAAAAGACACCACATATAAATGCCATTACAAATTCTTCCCACTCCATTAACTTAAATGGGAAATGCTTTTTAATATTTTCTAGGGCATCATCAATGACATCTTGTTTTATAACTACTTCTGGATCTGATAAACGGTCATCCAAAAAATCCATTAATTGGTGAACTTCTATACTAGCTAATACTTCACCTGTTCGAACCATATTCATGTAGCGGTCAATAACTACATGGTATTTAACATTAGAAGTCATCGTCATCATCATCGCTTATTGATTCATCCACTCTTAAATTCAACTGCTGCAATATTTTCAGCATTTGAGCACTGACCTTTAATAGCTCTGTAACCGAATCATTTTTTTTAAAACCAAATTGAGTGGGGGAGTTTTCCCAATAGACAGAAACACCACGCACTTTAATATCATTGATTAGACTATTTTTGATATCCCATAACTGGAGATAATCTTCAATCAAGTCATAAAAGTGTCTCCCTATTACTCCTTGATTTTCCAGCTGATCAACCAAAGCATCTTTGATAATCGCTCGTTTTCCTTTTGCCAATTTTACCCCACCCCCCCTCATGCGATTTTTCGATATTTTTGTCAAGTCTGGAACCCTATCCGTTTCGCGCCCCCCTTAAAAGAAATTGCATTTGGTTTTGACCGGGGGCTTTACCAGCGCTCTTCGTTCGTAAACTCCTTTTTTTTCTCTAATTTTTCCGGATGTTCTCGATTATGATTCGATTTTGAGATAGATTCTAAATTACTTAGCCTTAAAGCTAGCCTAGGGTTCTCTCTCACTGGAATAATATGATGGACTGTATCAGCTTTAGTTACTATCCCTAATCGTTTATCATACTGACACTTGTAATCGTCTCTTCGTAAAGCAACAAGCCTTAGTACTCTCCACACTTTCAATCTATAAAACTTATCTACCTCATCGTTTAATATATATTGATGCAACTTCTTTAAAAGAGTTGGTGTCATTAGATCCATTACTTACACCTCAATGACTGCACTACAAATCATATTTAATATTTTCAAACTTCTTATATGCATCAAAGTAGATTTCGTTTTTATCTCCATTGAAAGTAACTTCATAGTACATACCATCAGATAGTGGTGTACTTAACAATGCTTTGTTGTTTTGTAATGTCTTAGCAGACCAAACAACATAAACTTCCCTTGGAATAATTGCTTTGTTATCTGTTACATCTAAATGGTTATTTGTATACTCAGCAACTAATACCTTACATCTATCAATAAATTCTTGTGAATCCATTCATCTCACTCCTTTAAATTTATGTACAAAAAAAGCACTCACGATTAAATGAATGCTTTTTAACATTTTACTTTTGCAACTCGCATCATGTGCATGTCAGTTGCTTACATTTAAGAAAGCCGTAACGAACAATAAGAATAGTCTAGTGTGATTTCCTACGCTTTCTTGATACTACCAGTATATACCCTAAAACGTTGCATGATGTTGCAGGTTTACTTTTTCTCTGCTTTTTTTAAATTAATCAGTTCATTTTTATAAATTTGTCTGATTTGATTCTTCCATCGCCACAATGTTGTTCTGTCTATATACAAACGTCTAGCGATTTCTTTATCTTTTAATTTAGGATCACGATCAATAAAGTATGCCAACATCATCTTTTGTTTTTCTTTTGGTAATAAAGCATAAGTATTTTCTATTGCTAATCCTATATTCTTAATATCATTCAGTCCATCGTCTTCAGCAAGTCTGATTGCTGTCATTTCAGTTGGATTAGATAAGAATCCTGAAGAACCGCCACCAGTATTTGTATCTGTAATTACATGAGGAACCATAATGTTTTCTCTAATGCGAAGAAGCTGTACTCTTAACTGTCTATAATTGCTAATCATTATCTCAAGTTCTTTATCTGTATATTGCAAATAGGTCACCTCGTATTTTTCAATTTCATAAACTGTTCTTGATTCATCAATATCCCTAAGACATGCTGCTTGTCTGCAAATGATTTATGCCCTATTGATTCTGCTTCTTGATAATGATTGCTGCATAAGCACATTACTTCATGTCTGCCTGGTATTTTCTTAGCACCTGTAGTCGTTACTTTATGAACCATACCTGGTTGCCAGCAAACTGCACACTTTCTTTCGTACAAGCACATGATCAATTGATGCTTAAGGTCCTCAGCTAATTCAATTGGTGGATCAGATAAAGGTACACCATACTCTAAACAGAAATCTAAAAGGAATGTAATGAATTCACTTGCTACAGTTACCGTACAGTCACCAGTTAACTCGCTGGTGCTGAACTCATCAATTCCTTTTGATTTACAAAATATCAATTTCATATCTTCTTTTATAGACTTAATATCATATGCGTTCTTACCATCACCTGAACTATTCACTATATCGCTTAAAATAGCATGTATCTTCTTTCTTTGATGAACGGTGATGATTCGGTTGTCGAATAGAGTGAACTCACCATAAAGCTCTCCTTTGCTATTCGTATAACGTTCTAATTGATAACCGATAATTGGTTCATCCAACGTAATCAATAATTGTTGCTGACCTTCTTTATTAAATACACTTCCTGTTACCTTTGACAATATGTTCGTTGCATTCTCTATTTTTGTTTCCATTTGTTACACCTCACTTTAGAAAGGAAGATCATCATCACTGATATCTATTGGCTGTCCTGATTTGTCAAAAGGATCTTGATTATATGATGCATCAATAGTATTTGGTTGTTTAGTCTTAGGTTCATCACCATAATTATTGTGGTCATTATTGTTTGAGTAACTATTAGAAGATTGATTGCTGCTTTCTTTATTTGAATCTTTGTTTTTTGGTTCCAGTAAAGAGAATGTTTCAACTACTACTTCAGTAACATAAACACGTTGCCCTTGTTGATTGTCATAGCTTCTTGTTTGAATATGTCCTTCTATACCAACTAAAGACCCCTTACGTGTAAAATTAGCCATGCTTTCAGCTGATTTACGCCAAATGACACAATTGATGAAGTCTGCATCTCGTTTCCCATTTTGATTCGTGAAGGATCTATTTACAGCGATAGAGAATGTTGCTACCGCTGTCCCATTGGATGTATACCTTAAATCAAGTTCTTTTGTTAATCTTCCGACCAGCACTACATTATTGATCATCAACATTCTCCTTTATTAATTCAGTGACATGATACAGTTTATTTATTTTAATAAAACTCAATTCATTATCTTCTTCTGCAATTAATACAGATTTATCATTTTCAGTAGCTCTAACTTCTGGTACATTACCTAACATTGGCGCTAAAGCTAAAGGATGATTATTAATAACTACTGCAGGCTTAATCGTGTATCCGTATAGCAATCCATCGCTTTTCCTAAAAAACCAATTAAAACCAAATACTTTTTTATTCATTTTCCAAACCATCCTTTCACTTTTCCTTTTGCTTTCTGCCATTTTGTTTCTTTCTTTATAAATATATTATTATCTTGATCCATTGCTAAAAGTGATGGTAAATGTTCTTCAGTGGATTTATACAAGTTATCGAATCCCTCAGCATCAATTCCATCTAACCCCATTGATTCACGTGCTTGATTAGGATTATTTTTTCCTAAACTAATTGTACTTGTCATATCAGAACTTTCAGCAGTATCAATAAATTCATTCAAAGGAACATTAATAAACTCATTAAAAGGAAAATCTTGAACTTCTTCATTATCTTCTTGATCAGCTTCTTTCATCTCATCGGACAATTCATTAACTCTTTCAGTAACAATTTCAATTACAGTTGAGATGACCTCTTCTGCTGCTTTTCTAACAGCAGTGAATGTCTCTATAAAAGTAGGAAGTATATTTTTTGTGAAAAATTTAGCTTCAAATTTACTTAATGGTTCTTTATTCTTGATTTTAATAAGTACTCTCTTAGTTACTTTTTTCTTTATACGCTTATTCATTTGTTGTTTCCTCCTGTTCTTCTACAAGTTTATAAACAGATAACAAATAGTTTGCTGTTTTAAATCCAAAGCCACTAAATCTTATATTCTGCATAGAAATTTCAACAAAATAACCTAATGCATGATACTTCCCAATCAATTTTATTAAATCATCTTTGTCACATTCCAACTCATCAATTTTTACTTGTATCATTAGGAACCTCCCAACGGATAGAAATCCAATCTTCTGTTCTTCTAGTAGACATACCTAATAGTTTGCCATGATATACTTCAAATTTATGTTTGACAGTGAAGCCTTCACCTAATTTACTTTGTATATTAATAGGTGTTCGACTATCTCTTAATCTTCTAACCAAATATTTTCTTTCTTTTTTCCAGTCTGATTCTGATTCGTATGTTTCTTTAATCCTTATTGTAAAACCGCCATACCCTTGTTTTGCAGACTGAATAATTGCATTTTCAAGGTTTTGCTTACGATACCAACGTTCAAACCATTTATCGTATGATTCATCTTTAATCTCTTTTATTTGATCAATTAAACTCATTCATCCTCACTCCATCCGTTATCTTTATTTAATAAATCTAACTGGAATTTATAGCCATTAGCTGTATTCTGCCATTCCACCAAGTCACCTTTAACGTCCTCGATTTCTTTCTTAGCAGCATCAATTTCCTCTTCTTTTTGTTCGATTCTATATTCAGTCATGATATTAACAAATCCCAATCGTGTATTATCGAACAGCAGATAGATTAAGCCAATGAACATACCTATTACTATGAGCGCTGTTAAAACTGCAATAAGTACATTTCCTATTTTTAATCTCATAAATTAGCCTCCAATATCTGTTTTTATTTCGAAATATTCAATCAGCATATCTTTAAGATCATCAATATCTTCTACATCTACCAAAATGTCTTTTACATCATCTTGGGTATTTCCTTTATTTAATGTATTCCCTTCAACTGCATCAGCCACCCATTGAGGATGCGTACCAGCTTTGCTAAAAGATGATTGAGGTAGTAATCCTAATAACGCTTCATAACGTTCCTCCATATCAATTAAAGCTCCATGCATTCGAATGTAGTCAATATCATCTTTCTTAACTTCATATACGTCTGGAGTATTTTCTTTTACCATTTGGTGATAGATAGCATCCCATTCTTCTTCAGAAAATCGACTTTGTTTAACATAAGGTCCATAATTTATGTCTTTACCATTAACTTTTACTTCATAGCTCATCTACTTGTCCTCCTCATCGAATGATTGATTATTCCAGTTAAGGCAATTAGCATTTCCATATCTGTCAATTGATTCTGTTTTCATTTTTCCTTCTTCTGAAAACTCAACTTCTAACCTTTTAATCCCGAATTCTTTTTGAAATTCTTTGCTAGGTTCTTCGAAGCGTGAACCGTCAAATGTCAAAACTGGTGCTTTTTTCAAATCAGCTTGTTTAACAAAAACACCATCAATCATTTTGCCTTTTCTACCTTTAATTTCGTCATAGGCCATTTGCAAGCATTCCTCTAAGCTTAATCCATTCTGTAAAGCTAAAATTATTAACGTAACGACTACATCACCTATTCCATCAGTCAGCATTTTTTTATCACTTCTAGCTAAAGCAGCTGCTACTTCTCCAACTTCTTCAGTTACTTTAAGGAATTGTTTGCTTGATTCAGCATAATGCAATTTTTTATTTGTAGCCCATTCTTCTACTTGATAGATCAACTCATCCATTTAGTTGTCCTCCAATTCAGCAACTCTGTGTCTTACTTCTGCAAACATAGATCCTAATTGCATTAAACCTCTGACTGGATCTTGTTCAATAGAAATCTCCCATTGTTTCAAACATTTTTCTAAAAATTCTTTTTCTGTTTCTTCTCCAGTAAAATGTACAAATTCCATTTATTTGACCCCCTCAAAATCTTTTCTTAATACATCAGAAATATATTCATTAATGGAACGTTGCATTTCTGGTGTTGGTTGTATTTCTTTAAATAATGCTGCATGATGCGGACAAAAATCGTAAATATCATTGTTTTTAATAGTGCAACCTTCACATAAAGGCATATCACAAGTCCCATGCAACTGTTGCTCCGTAAAATCTTCGTAATTGCTAAATAAAATGGGCCTTTTATATTGAATGACAAAATCACATAACCGTGTTGATACTTTTTTCTTACAAACTCCACATTTTACTTTTTGGAAAATTTCAGGATCATTCAATCTAAACTAAACCTCCTTTTATTCCTAAAGGTCTTGATTTAATCAACTTTCTTTCCGCTTGATCTAATACCAGCATTGCGATATCAATTTCTTTACATTTAAAACGTTTAGACATAAGATTTACGCTCTTACCTTGCTCCCACATTTTCCGGAAGAGGACTAAATCTGATTCTAACCAGCTAAACTTTCTAGCATCAAGAATGATGGTTGTTTTGTCCTTACTCATTTGTGGCTCACTTCCTTCTGCTTTTTTACGAATCGATTAGCAAAACTCAATTGTTGATGTATATACGGATCATCCTCTTTCCCACCAGTTGCCAACCAATCGCCACATCTTTGATTGACATCTTCTAATACTGGTAAAGGTAATAAATGGGAAATTGATGCTAATTCATCCATTGCTGTCATTTGTTATCATCCATTCCATTTTCAAATTTTTCTCTTGCCCAATGTGTCTGATTACGAGAATAGCAATCTCTATGAACTATTCTGACATCTGTTTGGTCGTGTCCTTCTAGAGAAACAAAGTAATATTCTTCAGGCGACACTATATTACTATTACAAAAGTCACATTTTGGAAGGTAAACAGGTTGTATATATTTAACTGCTCTACTCATCGTCTTCCTCCAATTCGATTGCTATTCTTATATTTCCTTTAATTTTATTTTCTCGACCTCTTGTAGCGTATGCATAGATTGTTTGTGCTACTACGCCCAACTGCTTTCCACTTTCAGTGGCAGTACCCATAGCTATTAGATCTTCACCTTTATAAACAGCATATTGTTTCAGCTTCATCACTATTCACCGCTTTTTGATTTACTTTGGTTCAATTCATTTCTAAATTCATCTAAAGTTATTCCAAGACCATCTACAATCTTGCACATCAATTCAAAACTAGGGTTAATAATCCGTCCATGCTTTAGATCACTTAAAGAGCTAGAGCGTACACCCATTAAATTAGCTAACTGCTCTTGATTCATATTTTTTAGTTTTAAGAACTTATCAATTGTGTTCCACATTTTCGAGCCTCCTATAAAACAAATAATTTGTATTCAACTCCGTTTGATAAGAAATAAACATCGTTTGCTAAATCCAATCTATTCTTTGTTGCAAGGGTCTCATCTACTTCATCATGAAGACTTTCCATATCGCCGAACATTCCAATAAACTGTTTACCACCCTTTACCTTTGCAAAAACAAATATTTCTTTCACAATAATTCCTCCTAGTCATCAATTAATGGTGGTCCATTTTGCACGTTTGTATATCTTAATATCGCCTTTTGGTGTGATACGGAAATAATTCATTGAACCAAATTCATTTTTAGCATCCATTTGAAGTTCATCTTCAATTGGATAAGATGTTACTGGAGTATAAGCATTAAGTATTAAGTGGTCTTCCAGTGTTTCCTTCATTTCTTTCTGTTTAAGTACCATCTGACTAGCTCCTCTTAAGTTAGTATTTACTTCAATTCATTCTTGTTAGATTTATAAAGAAAATTGATGATGCCACTTTCAAACTTCACTCTAAATTCTTGAATGTCACTTTCTTTTAAATGTTTACGTCCATAAAGTTCTTTCATGTCTCTCCAGTTGACCCAAGGTATACGGTAGAAGTTTTTAAAATTAAAACTTACAAGGATAAAGCAAACAGCTCCGAACTTGTCATAGCTTCTTAAGTTATTAATTTGTTCTGTAGATAACCGACCATAAGGCATTGTTTCGGTGTTAGTGTGTTTTGCTTCAAACATGACTGATTTACCGCCCATCAGTATGCCTTTATAATCTGCTTGCGCTTGTTTTATAAAGACTGCGATAAATTTCCCTGGTTGACTTGGCATTGATTTTAAAGGTTTCATTGGTTCTGGAGTCTTTTGTATATCAGCTACACCAACTCTCTTGTAGTGCTCTAGTGTTGCATCAATATATGTTTCAAATGCTGCACCTGTTGCTTTTGCTTTTCTCCCTTGAGCCACTCTTTTAGGACTCTTAAGACTGTTATTACTATTAGAACTCTTGGTATTTTTTAAAGCAGCATAAGCTGTTGGATCCGGATAATGTTTTGCATTATATTTATCTATACTCATTTGTTTTCCACCCTTATAAAGATTAAATTTTGTTGAATTCGATAACCATCATCAAGTCTTTTAGTGAAGCGATAGACTGACCCATCTAGGAAACAGATATAAACATATTTCATGCCTGGGCTCTTTCTTGATCGTTGCCTTGAAAGCTTTGAATTTTCTTCAAACGTTCCATGAATTCTTGTTTATCTTCTTCACTCATTGGAGTTTCTTTTACATCAGGATTCATAATGTGTTCTGGAATAGTTTCTTTTCGTACAGTACCTTTATTGAAGTTATTTCTAGGGGCTGACTTCTTAGCTTGTTTTTCTGACTTCCGTTTCTTTTCAGCTGCATCAAAGTCTTCACCAACTTTAAAACCTCTATTTTTCCAGTCTTTCAAAATAGTTCTTAAGTAAGCCATATTTCTTTTGTCTGTTCCTAAATCATTAGCAACTTTAATTGCTTTGATAATAATCGAATCGTTATCATCAAATTTAGCAATCCATTCTCCTAGTTCTTTTATATGGTCTTGGGTTATATCGCCAAATCCATTTTCTTTCCAAGTAGTTATGAAATTTGGTTGATTATCTGAAGCCGGTTGTTGTTGTTTTATAGAACTGTTATTAATAGAACTGTTATTAGTAAAACTGTTATTATTAGTGACTTCATTTTCCAAGCATGGGTTATCCAACGTTGGTTTATCCATGCATGGGTTTTGATGTGTTGGTTCGTCCATCACGTCATTTTGAAGGGATGGTTGATAATTAATAACGCTGTTTATTGTGTATACATTACTGCCCCAAGAGCCTTTACTAGTGCGTTCTCTATTCACTTCAATGTATCCTTTTTCTACTAAAACTTTCTTGTGTTTATGGAATCTGTTCTCGCTAATATCTAAATCTGAACAAATTAGACTAACACTTGGAAATGCTGAATTTCCGCTACCTGCATAAGAGCTTATATAAGCGTATATAGCTTTGGCTTCAATTGTTAAGTCGCTATCCTTCATAACAAGTTTTGGGATGATCCCGTACCCTTTTGATAGAACTCCTTCAATTTTTATTTTGTCTCCCATTTCAATACACCGTCTCTTTCATTTTTTGACCATTAATGATAAAATGTTTGTAATGTTATTAAATAAATCTTTTTATCTCGCCTAGCAAATATGCCAATTTGTTAGGCTTTTTTTATAGTTAAAATATCCAAGCTAGTAATAGTGTTATAAAACTTATTACGAATGCTCCAAACAACAATCCATACCAAAATGCATAACCAGGTCCTACTTTTCTTGTACCGAAGAAATACATATTTGAAACTAAGATTAATTTTTTTACTGTTTCTAACGACATATAAAATTCCTCCTAATTCTTTCCTGCTAACCATTTATCTAATTCATAACGGTTAAAACGGTAAATACGGCCTACATTAACACCTGGTATCTCTTTGTTGTCTAACATATCTTTGATAGTAGGCTCGCTTACTCCAATGTATTTGGAAGCTTCCTTCATAGTCATTGCTGGGCTTTCCGCATCATACTGTTTGATAATTTCTATTTGCATTTCTTGCATTAATTCTCGTAATTGGGATTTATTCGTTACAATTAAGTCGTCCGATAATTGAAGTTGGATTGACATTATTCAGCCCTCCTTTTTCTATTCCAATTGTTATTTATTAGTGAGATAATATCCTTATCAGCAAGTGGCCTGCTGAAATAATTGATAAGGAGGTGATAAAATTTGGCGAATATGAATATCGGAACATTCAACTACGATGGTCAAGATGCAACTTTAATCAAAAAGGAAAAACGATTAAAAAATAATGGTAATACCGTCATTAGAGCTACTTTTGATAACGGAGTTATTTTTGTTTACACAACAACTCCTAATGGTTTTGAGAATATGGACACTAATTTTGATTTAGTAATGCAGCCTAGCGGTTATTACAAATCTGATCTTTCAAGTCCTAAGAGAGATTTCCACGATTACTATTAATTAAATTCATTTTTTTACCGGATAGAGTTCCTCTGTCAATTTTATTCGGTATATTTCTAACGACCTTCACGGCTACTCCAATAGCTGTGAGGGTAATTACTGTTTTAAATAATTTATTCATCAATATTCCTCCTCGTTCTTCGGAAATACTTCTATATCTTCTAAAGCATGTACCAACATTCTGGTAGCAATTGAAGGTTCCCAATCATCAATTAAGTCCATTACTTTATCAAAGTGCTTTTCTCTTAATTGGGATCTAGTTCTTACTCCTGAAACCTCAGCTACTGCTTTATTAATATCCTTGTATAACAAAGCGATTTGTTTTTTATTCATGGACCATTGTCTTTCTTTACCAATCTGTCTAACTTTTTGAGAAATACATTTACCAATGTAGCTATACTTACCTGGATCAATTGATACGTTCTCTTCTAGATTGACGACTCTAGTTTTCACCTCATCAACTTCTTCTTTAGTTTGTTTAGACGCTTCGAACATTAAGCTCAATGCATCCCAGGGATCACTTTTAACTTGATAGCCACCAGTCTTTCTAATAGCAGGTATTACATCATGCGTAATCCAACGTTTAAAAACTTTCACTTCTGGTTTTCGGCTAGATAATACTAAGTTATATAAACCAAATTCATTAACGATGGAATAATTTCTAATTTGGCTGCCGTCGGTTAAACCGACAGTAGCTTTTTCATCATCATCTAGTCTGCTAACAGCGTCACGGTTATTTGAAATTTCTAAAATATCGCAAACATCCTTTGCAACAAACCAAGGTTCATCATCAATAAATTGAGTTCTGACTTCACTAGATTCGAAATTAAAAACTTGTAATTCAGTCATGACTTTTTCCTCCTCACTTTCAATCTAAGGTGTTAAATCTTTTGCTCTTTCAAAAACAGTAGATTTATTTTTATTTTCAAATACGAAAATATCGTATTTGTTTCCTAAAAAAATATCATCATATTTAATATCAAATGTGTACATATATTTTTTTAATAGAGAATCAGAAATCTTAGAAGAATCTTTTTCATGATTATATATAGTACTAGACGATACTTCAAAGGCTTCTGCTAGCTTACTTTGAGAAATACCATATTGTTCTCGCAGTTCCTTTAAAGTTTTTTGTTTTTTCATTTTGGTACCTCCTCTCTATATAAAACATTTTAATACGAAAATAACGTATAGTCAACAATTATATACGAAATTGTCGTAATATTTTAATCAAAACCATTTACATTACGAAAAATACATACTATAATCTATATATACCTAACAGGTAACGGTTTTATAGGAGGATAATAATGAACAATCAAAAAAAAATTATTGCTAGTAACATAAAAAGACTTATAAACGAAAATGATATATCTCAAAAAGAACTATCTGAACAAATAGGAATTAGTCCGTCTACAATGAGTGATTATATTAATTTAAGATCAAAACCATCACATGCAGTTTTACAAAAAATTGCTGACTATTTTGGTGTAGGTAAAAGCGATATTGATACCACTTATAAAGATATCGAATTTATAAGCACTTTAAACAAAATTCCATCAAGAACATATAAGCTGTTTAATGGCTCTATTGCGGCAGGTTTACCAAGTACAATAGAAGCTGTATTTGAAGATGACTTAAAAGATATAGAATTACCAGACGTAATTATGAATGGGTACGCAGGTCATAGCGATATATTGATTATGAAAGTAAATGGGGATTCTATGAATAATGTTATTCCACATGATTCAATGATAGGTGTCAAAAAATGGGAAGTTAATAACCTAAAGAAGAACGATATAGTAGTTTTTTCAGATAATGGCGAATTTTCTATGAAAAGATATCTTAATGACGAGAAAAACAAACGAATTATATTTAGACCTGATTCTTCTGATGATAGCTTTTCAGATGTTGTGATAAGTTACGAAAGTGCAGATAATTTAAATATATTAGGAAAAGTTATAGTTTCAATTATTAATTACGATTAA